CCATTCGTCCCAGCGGACGACATAGTAGCCCTCGTCGCCTCGGAAGTAGGCCGGTCGCGCGACGCGAATGATCCGACCGTCCTTGTGCGCCGTGTCGATTGGCTGCCAGTTGACGTCCATCACTGCTTCTCCCGTAGCCGGCGCTTAAGCTCTATCACGTCGTCCGGGTGCATGTAGACCATGTCGCCCCAGCGCGCGGCCTTGCCGTTCGCCCGCCACCGGACGACGCTCGGCTGCGGGCGGCCGAGCCTGGCGCGACGCTTCGCTCTCGAGGGAGACCTGCAGCCGGACCAGTCCGTCCACGGGTCGCCGACCGCGTCGCTGGCGATCACCCGGAGGCCGGAAATGTAGCCGCTCAGAGGCAGGTCCAAGGCCATGCTCATCGCAGTAACCCTCGCACAGCGCCACCGCCGGTCAGCCCGGGTCGCAGCGACACGCGATCGCCGGCCGCCCGGCCCGCGCCATAGGTCTGCTCAAGATCCTGGCTCCGGCGCGCCCAGCCGTCCTGCAGTTTGATGCCTGCGGCGCCCATAGCCTCGGTCACCAGGCTGTTGCGCAGCACGATGATCCCCTTGCCGGCCGGCGCCGGCGGCTTCATTTCGCGGATGCGCTGTCGCAGGCGGTCGGCCATCCCGTCCAGGAACGGCCCGACTTTGCGGCGCCGCGCGACCGGCGTCAGCAGCGCCCAGGCTCGCCCCTGCCGGGCCTCCTCGACCCTCATCGCCCGAGCGCAGATTTCGAGCAGGTAGCGAGCCACGTCGACCTCGTGCTGGAAGCCGAAGAAGCTGATCTCCAAGGGCCAGACGCCGCGACCAGACACCCAGTAACTCGCCCCCGTGAGGTGGGCGACACCGTCCGCCACCTTCCACAGCCGCTCGCCGACCGCGTCGTCGTGCTTCTCGCTGTGCCGGCCGAAGGGGCTTGCCCGCATCTCGACCTCGTCGAGCGTCAGGCCGTACTTCCCCAGCAGGTCGGCAGCCATGCGCGCGGCGGCCAGGGCCTCGGCCTCGGTGCAGCCGTTCTCAAGCGTCTTCGCCAGCAGGGCGCGGATGCGAGCGGCGATGCGTTCCCGTTCGCTCATGACTGGGCCACCCGGAAATCCGAAATGCGATCCGCAAGGACGCCGTCCAGCCGGTCGAGCCAGTCGTTCAGAAACCGCTGGTGGGCGTCCAGGGCGAATTCGATCGACGAGGCCGCCGACTGCATCTGGCTGGCCGCCGTCTCCATGCGACCGGCGGCCGCGCGCACGTCTTCGGCGCCGATAAGGGTCACGTACTGGCTCAAGGCTCGATCCCTCGATAAGTGGCGACTTCGACCTCGCGCTGCGCGGCCCGCTGGGCTTCGATGCAGGCGACGATCGCGTCCATTCGGAAATCGGACGTCAGTTTCTTCGGCGTCCGGGCATCCGGCGGGGTGATCGAGACCATGAAGATCAACTGCGCGTTCGGCGTCGGACAGGTCGTCCAGTGACGCACCAGCGGGTCGATGCAGTAGAGGTCGCCAGCCGCGAGCGGCAGCCCGTCAGGACAGTCGAGCGTGTGGACGCGATGACCATCCGATCGCAGCACCCAGCCGTAGACCAGCTTGCCCACGGCCTCGCCGTCGATTTCGTCGGTGTGCGGCCGCACGGCGCCCAGCGAGGCGCAGAACGGGTAGACGGGTAGCGCGAGTTCGGAGTCCTGATCGTAGACCTCACCCTCGCCTGCGAAATGCGCATCGGCCATGCCTTGGACCCAACTCAGCACGGGCGCAGTTGGCAGGATGCCGAACGAGTGGACGGACGGAGCGGTCCAAGTGAAGCGGCGCATCAGGGCTGCTCCTGCGCATTCTGTGCGCCAAGAGTAGCCCTGATGCGCTTGGCGGCCGTCTCGTAGGCCACAGCTCCGAAGATGAAGCCCATCGTGGCAGCAGCGTCACCAGTTCCGCCACCACTGGACGCCCGGGCGGCACGGCGTTCCTCGGAGGCCATTTCCTCCAGTTCGACGGCGACTCTCTCCATCGCCTCCGCCTTGGCAGCGGACGAGGCGGAAAGCAGGGCGCGAATTGCGGGGACGTCTTCTGCCGTTGCAGGCGAGAACTCGTACTGATCGACGCTTGCCGACCAGGCGTCGCATCCTAAACGGTCGAACTGTCCCCTCTTGTAGGGGCCTGGCTTCTCGTTGCCCCAGGCGAACACCGTCTCGCCTTTGACCGTGACGTCTTTCCAGCCATCGCCGTTGGCCTTTCCGACGCCCTTCAGGATGGCGAACGAGGGTGCATCCTCGCCCGACAAGCCAGGTGAGGATCGGACGACGCCATACGCCTCTGCGTCGGAAAGTTGACTGTCGAGAAGCTGCCGAGCCAACCAGCGCCGATGGTCGCCGACCACGTGAGGCCCGTCTTCGGAGATGGCTCGCATATCAGGCAGCCGGCGGTTCCACGAAGCTATGCGCTCGATGTCGTCGCTGTAGATGCGGATGTTGACGGCCGGACAGCGTCCATAGTCCACGCCGTTCAGATCCTGGACATGCACATAACAGTCCCGGTTTCGCATACTGAACGTCGAGTTCCTGGCAAGCCTGGTTTCGCAAAACGGACACGGCTTCAGGCGCTCGCTCAGGGGGTTCTCAGCCACGGCAAATCTCCTTTGCCCAGACCTCGCCACACCCCAACTTATATGTCAACTAAATGTTGACAATCACTCACGATATTTACGCATCACCATTTAGTTGACTAGAATGCACGCCACGCGGAGGACCGCATGTGTGGTGATCGAGAGCATTCCGAGGTCAACAAGGCCGCCCGGAGCCAGTGCGCCGGCAAACTGGGCTACCTGACCTGGGACGCCGCGAGCAAAACCATCAAGCACGCCCGCATCCGGTCGCGCCGCTTTAGCGGCGGCCCGCTGCGCCCCTACCGCTGTCGCTTCTGTAGCCGGTGGCATCTGGGCAGCGCATGACCGACGCATTTCTGGATCTCCTCGGCGAGACGGCGCCTCCGCCGCCCGCGAAGAACAAGGGTGGCCGCCCGAGCAACGCCGAGATCGCCGCCCGCGTACTGCAGCGGCAGGTCAACATGCAGGCCGCGGCGTCAGGCCGGGGCTTCGAAGACATCGGCGGTGTGCAGGCGTTCCGGCGCCCGGTGACGATCAACTTCCTGGCCACCGTGTTCGAACACGACGTCCAGACCATCACCAAGCGCCTGGTCGAATGCCCATACGTCACGGTCGGCAACCGGAAGCTCTACGAGTTCAAGGTCGCCTGCTCGTACATCGTCAAGCCCCGGATGACGCCGGAGCAGTTCGTCAAGACGCTGAACAGCGCCCAGATGCCGCCCGAGATCAACAAGGTCTTCTGGGACGCCCAGACCTCGCGCGTTCGCTACAAGCTCATCGCCCAGGAGGCCTGGGAGACCCATGAGGTGGCGGCAGGCTTCGGCAGCCTCTGCATGACGGTCAAGGAATCGCTCTCGACGATGACCGAGTCGATGCGCGAGCGGGCCAAGCTGACGGACGAACAGGCCCTGCTCTTCGACGCCGGGATCGAGGATCTCCGCAACCGGATGGCCGAGAAGCTGGAGGAGCTCTGCGAGAAGCTGGACTCCGCGTCGCTGTTCGGAAAGCCGCTCTTTGGCGCCCCGGGCGTGTCGACTGACGGTGTCGATCCCGGCGAGTTTGAGGACGACCTCGAGGAGACCGAATGACCGGTCCTCGGAAGCTGCCCAAAGACAGGCCAGCTTCGTTTCTAACCCTCGGCGACATGCTCCGCGCCTCCATCGGGACGATCCGTCCGCCGGAGAAGCTGTCGGTCACCGAAGCGGCAATCCGCTACGTCAAGATCCGCGAGAAGAATTACTCCGGCCCCTGGCTGCCCGATCACACGCCCTACATCGTCGAGTTCCAGGACACCCTGACGTCGCTCGACTACACCGGCGCCGTGCTGGTCGGCCCGGCCCGGATCGGCAAGTCGCAGGCCTGGCTGAACTGGAAGACGCACAGCGCCATGTGCGATCCAGAAGACATGATGCTCATGCAGATGAGCCTGGCCCGCGCCCGCGAATTCTCGCTCTCGGATTTGCGCAAACTCTACCGCAATTCCCCCGACATCCGCGCAAAGCTGGTCCCCGGCCGGCAGAACGACAACGTCTTCGACAAGACCTACATGTCGGGGATGCGGGTGACCATCATCCCGCCGACCATCAACGAGCTGTCGGGCAAGACCAGCGGCCGCAACTGGTCGATGGACTACGACCGCCTGGACACGAACATCGACGGCGAAGGCAACGGCTGGACGCTGCTGAAGGCCCGCGCCAAGACCCTTGGCCGTCACGGCATGACCGTGGCGGAGTCGTCACCCGGCTTCCCGGTCACGGACCCGAAGTGGTTCCCGTCGTCGCCTCACGAGGCCCCGCCGTGCGAAGGCATCCTGGCGATCTACAACAACGGGGACCGCCGCCGCTGGTACTGGCGCTGCCCCGAGTGCAACCACGCCTTCATCCCCGACTTCAAGCACCTCAAGTACCCGGAGCACGGGTCGCCTGGCGAACGTGCGGCGCAGGTCTACATGCTGTGCCCCTCGGGCCTCGGCTGCTTCATGAAGCCGGACCAGCAGTACGACCTGAACCTGGGCGGCAAGTGGCTGAAGGAAGGCGAGGTCTGGAACGAGGACGGCACGGTCAGCGGCACGCCGCGCAAATCAGATATCGCGTCGTTCTGGCTGCCCGGCCCGGCCGCCGGCTTCAACACCTGGCCGCAGATGGTCCTGGACTATCTGAACGCCGAGGCCGAGTACCAGCGCACCGGCAGCGAGGAGACGCTGAAGGCGGTCGTCAACACCTCGCTCGGCCTCCCCTACACCCCGAAGGCCCTCGAGGGTGGCCGCCTGCCCGAGGAGCTCAAGAAGCGCGCCCAGCACTACGCCAAGCGCGCCCACGTGCCGCCAGGCGTCGCGTTCCTGGTCACCACGATCGACGTGCAGGCCGGCGGTCGTCCGGCGTTCGTCTGCCACACCTACGGCGTCGGCGAAGACGGTGACGTCTGGCACATCGACATGAAGCGCATCACCAAGTCCAGGCGACTGGACGCCGACAACGAGCGCAAGCTGATCGACCCGGCATCCTACCCCGAGGACTGGGACTGCCTGATCGAGGATGTGATCGAGCGCAGTTACCCGCTGGCCGACGACTCCGGTCGCCACATGCAGGTCAAGGTGATCGCCTGCGACTCCGGCGGCGCCGCGTCGACGGACGCCGACAAGAAAAAGAAGAAGACGACGCCGGACGGGCCGGTGGTCAGCGTGACCTCCAACGCCTACGAGTTCTGGCGCAGGCTCAAGAACGACCCCGAAGGCCGCAACCACCACCTTCGCTTCCACCTGGTCAAGGGTGCGCCCAGCAAGGACGGCGGCACGCCGCGCATCCACCACACGCTGCCGGACAGCCAGCAGAAGGACAAGTACGCCATCGCCCGCGGTGACGTGCCGGTCTGGCTAATCAACTCCAACATGGTCAAGGACCAGGTCTCGGCGCGACTGGGCCGCACGGACCCCGGTGGCCAGATCCACTTCCCGATCTGGTACGACGAGGACGACGAGCCCGAGGACATCGACTGGCTCTACACCCAGCTCACCAGCGAAGTGCGGACGCCGCGCGGCTGGGAGAAGGTCGGCCGGCGGAAGAACGAGGCCTTCGACCTGCTGGCCTACTGCATCGCCATCTGCCTGATCCCCGACATCCGTGTGGAGCACATCGACTGGTCGAAGCCGCCAGGCTGGGCGCAAACCGACTGGTCGAAGAACGATCTGGTCTTCACGCCGGCTCAGGGCCGCAGGTTCGCACCGAAGAAAAAGGCAGCGCCGGTGTCGTTGGAAGAACTCGCCAAGCATTTGGGATAAGTGTCAACTTATAGCTGACAAATCACCACAAAGTGGAATGAAATGGTGATTCATGCTAGGCGAGGTGCTCTCTAGCCAGGAGCCCCGCCCGCATGGCGAAGACCACGCTGAACTTCTCCCTCCCGCTCAACACGCTCGGCAGCAGCAACTTCAAGGCCTCCTTCCGCAAGGCCATGACGATCATCGAAGTCGAGCGCGGTATCACGCTGCCCAAGGACACCACCGGCCACTTGGTGTTCCAGCGCTCCTTCCGCGTCGCGATGAACGCGATCGCCGCCAATCTCGGCATCACCATTCCCGTCGCGACCTTCGGCTACGTCGCCATGCGCCGCAGCTTCGTCCGAGCCATGTTCCTGATCGACGCGGCGATGGAAGTGCCGACGCCGACGAACATGCAGCTCGTCGCCAACTTCACCGGGATCTCCAACGGCGCCGCAGCCGCCATGACGGCGACCTATACGGGCAACCCTGGTCGCCTGGGTCACAAGATGGGCCGTGTGGGTGCCCGCAACATCCGCATTCGCGACGACGCGGTTCGCATCGTCTCGGGGTCGGGGACCGAGAACATCAGCGCGCCGGCCAATAACACCACCTTCGAACGTGCCCTGGAGCGCCTGGTTGAAACGACCCGCACCACGACCCGGGCGCTGTACGCCGGCGCCAACTCAGCTGTCCTGGCGCCTGGCGGTTCGATCCTGAGCGACATCGTCGTGCCCCGCCTCGAGGCCGACGAGAACTTCTGGACGCGCTTCTACCGGACGGTTCCCGACCCGGCCAACGACCAACTGCTGGCCATGGACAACGCCGGCCCCGATCAACAGGGCTTCCGCACGGCGGGCGCCAGCCAACTGCTCAACACCGGCTCGCTGAATGCGTCCGGCACCGGCGGCGGCCCGTCGCACTTCCCCACCGGCATCTACGGCATCCCGGACGTTCCGCTGGCCGCGGTGACCCTGGTCGGCGACAGCATCGCGAACCGGCAGAACGGCACGAACACGGCGGCCACCGGCGGCGCCTGGGCGCAGGCCCTCAACAACGTGGACGGACACGCCGTGCCGTTCTGCCGCCAGACGGTCGGCGGCAACACGATGAACGCCCAGTCGTCCGCCAACGCCCCCAAGCAGAAGCAGGTCTGGGGCTACACGACCGACGTCATGATCGCGCTCGGGACGAACGACCTGGGCAGCCTGAACAGCGGCACCCAGGCTGAGCGCCTGGCGTCGATGCAGGCCCGCTTCACCGAACTGGCGACGACCGCTCGGTCGATCATCGGCCCATACGGAAACCGCCTGCGTGTCCACGCCTTCTCCGTCCTGCGGAGGAGCTCGTTCGACGCCACCCAGGAGGCGGTGCGCGTCGCGTTCAACGCATGGCTCGCTGCTGGCGCCGGCGGCCTGGTGGACAAGTATTACGATCTGGCCACGGTGGCCGGCGATCCTGCGACCTGGGCCACGGACGGCACGCACCCGCCGCAAGCGGTTCACGACGCCATGGCGCTCGTCATCGCCGAAGGGTTCCGCCCCTTCGTCAATCCCTACTACCTCTTCTAGTTCGTCACCCGCCTCACAGTTGCACGCCCAGCGGCTCACCCCGCTGGGCGCTTCTGCGAAACCCTCCAACCGCCATCGGAAAATATTTCAACAGGCGGTTGACAAGCGTTCCGAATATCACTAACCAGTTGCAAAATCACCTTTCACGTGCGAATGGGAGGTGATGGCGACCCTTCAAGAACGTTTGAATGAAGCCGAGGCGGCCTACCACGATCTGCTGATCGGTAAGGCTCCGCGCGAACTGCGCGACAGCAACGGTGAGAGCATCGCCTACACGGCGGCCAACCCGGCCCGCCTCGCCGCCTACATCCAATCGCTGAAGAGCCAGATCGCCGCCACCGGCACCGGTCCCATGTTCTTGAGGATCAGGTAGGGGCGGCCGACCCCTTTCTCGATCTGCTGGGCATGGACGCCTCCCCCTCGTCCGCCCGAGCAGTGCCGCCCGTCACCGTGCAGGTCCCCACGGTGACGGGCGGCGACCGCGCGATGGGCGGCGGCTACGAGGCTGCCG